CGATGGGATAGTTTGAGAACAAGCCAACGTCAATCCAAGCGGTTCTGCCAAGAGTGCCGTAGTACCACGCCTTTTCCACGTAGTTGTAGATTACATACCTGTCAACTACCGTACTGTTAAGCGACGGATAGAACCACCAAACTTCATTGAACTGCTCATTCGTTCCACTGAAGACTTGCTGGTATTGATTGATGTTGATATCACGGAAGACATATTCTCTAAGGTCGCATTCCAAAGAGTTGGTTCGACCATCAAAGACATAGAACTTGTCTTCACCCATCCAGTAGGTAACACCAGATGCGGTCACTACTGATCGATCACTGATGATGGAGATGTTATCTGTCAGAAGCTGAGATCCCCAGACCCCATTGCCAGCGCCTAAGTATTGCAAGCCGTACAGCGTTGTGTCTGTGAAGACCAAGATTTCCTGGCGCACCTGCTGGATTGCCTCGATCTTTGACCCGTGAGACAACCTAAGACTGCCGGCCTGGTTCGTGGCAGATGGCGTCCAGTTCACCGCGCTTTCCTGTGCGGTCCACCGAATCAGCATCGGGTCTAGTTCTGTTGCCCCATAGTCATTGCAACCGAACGCAAGAACGAATCTTGACGCATCAGACACGATGAACAAATTTTGTGCAGTTGGAACATCTGTTGCACCGGGCATGGAAGACAAAGCCACGCCTCTAGTAGTAAACCCAGCAGATGTATCCCAATAGTACATTGGCCCACCCTTGGGGCCATAGATCAAATCTTCACCAAAGTTTTGATGGTTCCAGATTCTGATTGGGGTTATCCCGCCAGAGCCTACACCCCATGCTCCAAGACCCCACCCGCCAGTTCCCCACGCCGCCGCAACAGGCGTTTCAATATCATTGCCAGCGTTGACCTGATACGCCCCTACTACAGCCGCCCCACCATTCCCAGTGTCAGAAGCATTGGACAAGACTGGCGAAGTGATGGTGTAAGAATTAACATCAATCACGGACGTAATCTGAAACTCAGACTGCAAAACCGCCTGAGTAATAGCGCCACCCAGCCCGGAAGCACTAACTCCAGAATACGTGACAGATGTTCCTACCGTAGCGCCATGTCCTGTGTGGTTGACAGTGATGGTTGTGCTAAACGGAGACACCGTTACCGCAGAAAATGTGACCGCCCCGGCAGCAGTTGTGCTAACCACAGGCGTGATGTCGTAATACGTTCCACCGTAGTAGACGTAATACTTCTGGTGTGTGCCTACGCCAATGTAGGGTACACCGCCATTGGTTGCCCACTGCCACAGAGAGCGGCATGTGCCAAGATAACTGGTGGACGCTACCCGCTGCCAGCCACCAATTTTTTCAGGCGTGCCCTGGCGAAAGCGGATCTTGTCGCAGGAATACCAACGGTTCTCGTTGAAGTAGCGAGTGTTTTCCCTCGAAACCCCTGTATTAAGTTTCAGTTTTTTTAGGGGCATGTTATGCTCCTCTCATGAAAACACTCGATGCTTCTGCGTACGTGTACATTTGGTTTAGCCCTGACTGGATTCCGTTTTATGTCGGAATTGGCAAGACTTCTACGCGTTGGAAGCCGACATGCATCAAGACAAAAGATCGCAACACTTTGTGCTTCCGGATGGTGCAGAAGTATGGACCGGAGAACATAAAAGTACAACGCTTTGTTCGGGTTTCTTGGGAAGATGCTTGCTCACTAGAAAAATCTTTAATTGCGCACTTTAAGCGCATTTCTGACGGAGGCACGCTTGCAAACTTTACAGACGGCGGAGAAGGCGTAACTCGACCAAGACAAGAAGTGTTGGAGGCAAAACGCCAGCGCTTACTTGACCCAACTAATCCAATGCGTGAGTACCACAAAATACTCAACACTGACACTGAGATTAAAAAACGCCGCATACAGGGCATACAAAAAGCCCAAGATCGAAGGCGCGAAAAAATGTCAACACCAGAGGCGCTCGCCCAACGCAAGGAGCGACTTAAGGTAACCATGAATTCACCAGAATTCAAGGCTCGTCGTGCCGAGTGGGACACGCCGGAATACCGCGCCAAACTATCCGCTGCCAGAAAAGCATATTGGGACAACAAACGTAAAGTTTCTTGAGTAACATATCTACCTCGGCAATTTTGCTTCTGCCTCTTGGCTTTTTAACAATCCAAGGAAAGCGCGTTCGCAGGCTACGCCAGCGGTGCCCCGGTCATCCGCTATTTTAGCAAGCTCTCTACCAGTCTCTTCCACCCGTCTGAGCACGTCGGCAAGCACAGCGGCGGGGTTGGTGGTTGTTGGGCCGCTGGAGGCAACGGCGGGATTTGGGGCGGCGGCGGAACAGGTGGCGGCAAGTTGCTCGGCGCGCTGGCGCAAGCTGTCACCAGCAAGGCGAGCATCAGCAGCAGCAGCGGCAGTACGGCGGGTTTGGTCTTGGGCTTCACGGGCAATCTCCTGGTGCTTGTGGATCCATGCTTGCTCGATGTTGCGGTACGCGGCCACGGCCTGGGCTCGGTCTTCGGCGGCTTGGCGGCGCTGGGCCTGGAGTTCTGTGCGTAGCTCGGCGGCGGTAAGCTGGGCGCGCTGCAGACGCCAGGTCTGCACGCCGGCCAGGGCCAGTGCCACCAGGATGCCCGCCAGCATGGGGCGGCTGATTAGGCTTCCCAAAATCACGAGCGACCCTCGCACTTGGCGCGTTCGCTCTCGCGGCGCTTGACCAATCCGCCGCAGCGGTGGGCGGGGTCGCGGCAGTCTCGGCCCTGGAAAAACGTCCAGCGGTCGAACTCGGCGCAGGCTTGGGCGTGCTGGCCGGCGTTGTGCAGGCGTACCATGGTGCTGCGGCACACGGCATCCGCCCCCACGTTGTAGGCCAGGCTCACCAGGCTATCGTACTCACCCTGTGTGAGCGGGGCGGTGACGCAGCGCTGCAAGGCGCTCTCAAACTGCCGCACTTCGCGCAGGGCCAAGGCTAGGGCTTGGGGTGGGCGGGTGGTGTCGCCCATCTGCACGGGGCTGCCGTCAGGGCGGCGGGTGGAGCCGAAGCCGACGGTGGGCACGTCAGTGGGCAGCGGGCGCACGGCTTTTTCCGTGTAGCCTTCGTCCATGACCAGGGCCACCAGGCCGGCGGCGCTGAGGCTGAGGGCGGCGGCAATTATGCGGGCTTTCATGTTTTTACAGGGCGGCTGCGGCAATGAACAGCGCGTCAAGATCGGCAGCGGACATGCCCAACACGGGCGCCAGGGTCTGCACCAGGGGCCAGTCGCGCCGAATCTCGGTGGCGTACTCCCACTCGATCTGCGCGGCCTCTTTGGTGGGGCTGGGCAGGGCAGCAATGGCCGCAGCCACCGCTTCCAGCTTGCCGGCCTGCAGCAGGGCCAGGCGGGCCTGGCGGGCGGTCACCACGCTGGGCGGCGGCCTCAATTGCACTTGCCAGGCCATCTTCCATGCGCCGGCCACCTGCACGGGCGGCAGTTGCACGGCGCGGTGCGAAGCGTCTACCGAAGGCGGATCCACCCACTCCACCAAGGCGTAATCGGCCATGCCAAGGGGATCGGTCTGAATGTCGCCAATGTGGCGCGGGTATTCAAGGGTGGAGAGTTTGATGTAGGTGCTCATATCTGAGTGACCGTGGAGGTGAGAGAAGATGCAGAATCTGTCAAGCTAGATGCAGAATCTGTCAGGCTTGAGGCAGCATCAGTCAAGGAGGACGCCGCAGATGTAAGACTTGACGCGGAGTCTGTAAGGCTCGTATTGGCATACGTAACAGATAATCCAGACAATGAAAACGTCCCTGTTCTAGAACCATCTCCAGGAAGTTTTGCAAACAAAAATCCGTCCCTAACTGGCCCTGTATCCCAACCAATACCGCAGACGTAAAAGTTTCCTATAGAATCTAGAGCGATACCAAAACCTTCTGCCGCGTAACTAGCATAACCTAAAATACGTTGCCATTGAATGTTGCCGTTTGTATCGTATTTTGCAAGTTGACAGCCAAAAGCAGCGCTTGAGTATCCGCAAAGATAAACATTTCCAGAAGCGTCTATTGCAACCGAGTTACCACGGTTGTTCCCGCTGGACCCTAGAGTTCTTTGCCATTGGATTGTTCCAGAGGTGTTGTACTTGGCAATCTGAATGTTGGTACTTCCAGTTGGCCCAGAGTAACCGCATAGATAAACATTACCAGAAGCATCAACCGCAAGTCCATTGGTTTGCTCATCATTGACAGCATCACTTAATGTTCTTTGCCATTGAATGACGCCACTGGTATTGTATTTGGACACTTGTAATGCATTATTTCCTCCCGCTATTGAGGCACCTCCTACATAGAGATTAGCAGACGAATCTACTGCAATACAAAAGCCTCGTGATTGGCCGCCTAAACTTCTTTGCCACTGAATTGCGCCACTTGTATCGTATTTAGCAATTTGTATATCTCCGCTTGGAGATCCTGCGGCCGAAAACCCGCAAATGTAAACATTAGAAGAAGAATCTACGGCTATTGCTCGGCCCTCTTCCAAATTAGAACTGCTGTTTAGACTTCTTTGCCATTGTATAACTCCACTGGTGTTATATTTTGCTATCTGAATGTTGTATGTACCACTAACATTTGATGTTCCGCATACATAAACATTACCAGAAGAGTCTAATGCAACAGAATATCCAAACTCTAAACTAGAAGAGTCGCCCAAATTTCTTTGCCATTGAATGACGCCGCTGCTGGAATACTTGGCAAGTTGGAATTCATAGTTGCCGCTTGGATTTGTATGCCCTATTACATACATATTTCCAGAAGAATCTACTGCAACAGATCGTCCTTTTGTATCTCCAACTGCACTTGGTGCCAACAATCCAATCCACCCAACGGCCCCGACAACCGACAGCATCCCAAACCCCCGCGCAGAGGCAGCCCCCCTCGTTCCAAGCAACGGCATTACGCAAACCTCGTCTGGGAAGCCAACACGGTGAACGTAGCCGCAGCGGTTTTGATGATCGTGTAGGAGTACACATCCACGCCCGAGGGATTGCCCGCCGTGGGCGCTGCGCCGCCTTGCCACCGGGTGGTGACCCCTGATGTGGTTCCGTCTACCTGCACGGTGGTGTTGTAGTACGCAGTAGTTCCGTTCGTAACAAGGAACACTACGGTAGCCGCTTGGCCCACTGCCAAGGCTGTGTCCAGCGTAGTTCCAGCAGATGCCCGCAAATTTACCGTGAAGTTTCCGCTTGCGTTCGTGGTGTAGAACAGAACAGACTGTGTAGTGATGTCGTAGTTAATCGTGCCTGTTGCCGCCGTGGCAGAAACAGTAGCCACTTCTGCGGCATCATTGAGCACCACGCCAAATTTAGCGCTCGTGCCACTGAAAGTTTGAGTTCCCGTCCAAGTGTTATCAGCACTCAATGAAACACCAGCAGAAGGAAGAGTAATCCCTTCCAGCACGTTGGTTCCGTTGCAACGTAGAACCATGCTGTTTCCGTTAGGTACGGAAATTCCACTCCCCGCTGATGTCTTGACTGTCTGTGCAAACCCACCAGTTGTGTTGTTGGTGACAAAGTACAGTTTGCTTACCGCAGGAACGATGACGTTTCTTGCCGCCCCAGGCGTTCCGCCCAGCACAAGGAACATCGCCCGCGCTTCGTCGGCGGCTCCGTTGGCAGATGTCAGTGTGTAATCAGCAGCGGCCATCGTGATACTGGTCGTGCCAGATATCGCCGTGTCAATCAAATTTGTAGCCCCGGCGTTGAACACCGTGCCCCAAGTATTTGACAACTCCCCCGTTGCAGGGAGAACAAGTCTTAGACTACTGGTAAAGGTTGATGGCATGTGAACCTCAAACTATTCGGATCAGGGCAGATGTAGCCGAAGGCGCAGGCAACTGCACCACAAAAGGATTGGCAGTCTTATCAGCGCCAAAATCCAGCACCGCAATAGCACGGTTCGCTTTTGATGCGTTGTAGATCAAAGCGCCCCGCGCAGTCAAAGATCCAGCCCACGATGGATTTGCAAACGTCAAGTAAGCAACCGTGCCAGACAACACCCACTGAACACTGGTTAGAGCAATACCACCAGCGGTGTACCCTGTTCCTACCACTTCATTGGTAGACGAGTACACCGTTGTAGTCGGTCCAAGCGATGCGGCGCTTACATACAGCGCCATTCTCAAGGTATCAACAGGCAAGTTGTGGATTGCCTGCCCCAACTCTTGCTTGAACGATGAGCACAGAGTTTGTGCAATCGGCATTTACATCACCTGTGTTCTAAGCTGCCCTGATCGATAACTGTCTTGTCGGTTCTTGCCATCACCCAGATTCTTGAGCGAGATCATGGATTGATTGAGTTCCTTATCCATCATCGCCACAATATCCGGCTCCTGCTTCATCCACCTTGCCGCTTCAACCATCGCAGCGTTGAACAACACGCTGTCAAAATTGTCGCTAAGCCAAGTTGTAGAAGCAGTAACAATGCTCTCCGGGTAGTAAAAGTAGTTCAGTTCTGCATTGAACGCCGCGCTGGGCGACGGCCCAAGCAGGAAAGACTGCACCTTTGGAGTGCCAGTCTGCGTTCCATACAAGGCATAGTACTTCGGCGTGCCCGTTACATTCGGGTTAGGAAACGACTCCCGAATAAAATTTACATCCTTGTTCAGCAAAAAACTGTACTCATTCGCAGAGATAACAGCCAGCGAGAACGGCGTCAAAAAATCCACCGGCACTGGAATCAGCGGGTTGCTGACGCTAAGAACCAGTGTCGTAGTCTTGCGAAGGATCGGAAGCTGAACGGCGTTGTAGATCCTTTGCTCTGCCAATTTTGTGATAGTGGCAAAGTCAACAGTAGTGAATGCGTTTTCCGTCGCATCCTCTACAGCCGTTTTCAGTTCCGAGTAGTTCACGCTATCGGCCCTCTAGACATGAAGCCCCGAGTAGCAGCACCCACACCGCGCATCTTGATGCCCGAAGTTTTGGTGGGCGGCGCAGGGTTCGCAGCAGTCTGCCCAACAACCATGCAACTTGTGTTTCTCAAGTTGTCAATTTCTTGAGGCAAGGTCTTTGGATTAGCAACTTTGGTAACTTTTCCCATGTCTCACCCCTTCTGGTTCATCACACGGGCCATGTTCTTCCCGTACTTCAGTCGGTCTTCAGTGGTAGGGCCACCCTTCTTAAAGGATGGCTTCTTGCCAGGGTGCATGCGCTTTTCATGCTTCGCCACGGCCTTTTCAGGTGTCATCTTCATGTGTGCTCCTTAAACTGTTACTGTAGCAACATATCCATTGGCAACCAAGGAATTTGGTGTCACTCCACTCATCACGCCACTAGCACCCCCAACTGGTGCCCACCCCCACTCAATTACCCGACTACCTTCTCCGATTGTCCCACTAGAAGTTACTCCAGATGCGTACCAAGTATTCGTGTCAGGCCGAGGATCGCGGATAGCCTGCGGGTCAGCAACAGGGTACATGCCCAACTGAAGCTGCGGATGGTCCGGGCTCCAGCAATCCGGGCAAGAACGAATCTGAGTCTGCTTTGTTTTGACTACCTCGTTCTTCAACTTCTTCAAGTCAAAGCGGAAGCCACAACGATCGCAAAACCCAAAGGATTTTTTGCCGTTGGCAAAACGGTTGCTCATACTAACTCACAAACATCTGTCTTGGAATTAACCGAATAGCTGCCTTTTCGCGGTCCTCGGAACTAGCCAACTCCCAGTCTTGCTCGTACTGAGCCTTCAAAATTTGCATCCGATCCATCGCATTCGGGATCTTCATGGACAGTTGATAAGCCAGCCCAGATATCAGCGCCGGCAGAAAACGGAACGGTATGTCTTGCGTATAAGTACCACCAGCCCCAGCGTCTTGAATCCTGCGAAGCCGCCAGTAGACAAACGTGTATGTCTGAGAATCATCAGGCGTAGGCCACACCGTAAACTCTGGCGCATCAGCTTGCCGATTGATCCACACCTGAATCGGCCTTGCTTGTTGCAACTTGTTGGGAATGGACGAGTAGGTAGAAACACTGATACGCGTGATGGTCAGATCAGTCTGAGTAGAGACATTGCCCGCGCCCGTGCGGATCACATGCTCAATCAAATCTACCGTGTCAGCCGGCAAGGTGTAAGTGTTTGTGCCAGGAGTCAAGACTTGTTGGCCTTGCTCCACGCACCATAAATTCAAACCCCTGTTCGCCCAATCTGCCAGCAACAAATTTAACGACCTACGGGCTGTGCGCAGATCATAGCCAGTACGCAACTCCGTGCCGCAACGCTCGAACGCTTCCTCGACGCATTCATTGAGGTCAAGATTGAACGTAGCTGCGCCGGATGTGGTCATGATTTACTTTGCTATCAACGCAACATTTACTTTGCTGTCATCGCAGAACGCTTGAAGGCTTTGGCAGTAGGAGCGCCGGGAGAACCCGGCTTGCGCATTTTTTCACCCGATCCAGCGGCAATCCGCTTGCGCTTGGCGTTGATGCGGTCATAAAGCCCAACTTCTCCACCTTTTGCATACTCGGTAAAGTCTGTGTTGTCACGGCGCTGCTTTGTCAAACCTTTACGGATAGCGCCCATGCCCCTACTGGCGCGCATCAGATGTACTTCCCCTTGGTCTTACCACGCTGGGCACAGCCGTCAATCCCCTTGGACTTGACAACACCACCTTTTGCAAAAGACGGCTCACCGTAGGGGGTCATTGGCAGGCGACGGCGCGGGTTTACCATGCCACTGTTTGACTGCATAGGAAGTTGCGGAGGAGCCTCTTCTACAAAATTAGCAGGGAGCATTTCTTCAACACGCGGAGGCATTATTGGAGAATCATCCGGGTTAAGCCCGCTATCAAAGCGGCGCGTCGAACGCGGTGCCGTCGGTGCCGATGGAGACTTCATTTGTGCAATAGCCATTTGCATTTCTTGTGGTGTCAAGTTTCTTGATGGCGCTCTATTTTGCAACTTTGTAGACAAAGACTTTGGATCAATAGCAGGCATTTTTATCTCCTTAGCACTTGCCCCCGCGCATCATCTTGACCATCTTGCCCTTGGTCTTGCCCTTGGACTCGACGCCGCCGCCCTTGGCATAAGCCATGCCGCCGCCCATCATCTTCTTGCCCTTGGCTTCGGCCATCTCGTGCTTGAGCATGGACTTCGGAGCGCCCTTCTTCTTCATGAAGGCCACTTCCTTCTTCATCATTTCCTTGGACTCTTTCACATCGCCTCCTTCAGCATGGGCTTTCGGCCCAACAAACTTCTCGGCAACACTACGGGGGATGCCAACGCCCTTGGGATCTTTCAACGCCGCGTACATCAGCCTACGCTGAGCTTCAGACTTGACCGGCATTACTCTTTGTCTTCCGTCTTGCTTTTCTCATTGTGCAAACGTATCCACTTGTACAACAAAAACCCAATCTGAAGGATCAAGTAGACAAGCGTTGCCCACATGATGACTTCATTGATCTGCATCCCCGCTGCTGCCGCGCCGCTTACCGCAACAGGCGGTAACCCTTTCATGGTGGCATCAACAACATCAGCCTTGTGTTGAAAATTCATAGCTGACTGCGAATTTGATTGAACTACTTCTTTCACTGCAGACGCTCCCGCTAAAGGCAAAGCAACCAGCAATGCTGTTAATTTTGTAACACGAACAACAAGTCGAGTCCAGTATGTTGACTGCTTTAACTTTTCAACTTCAACAGTCTTATCGCAGAGTTTTTCCATGTTCATCTTTCACATGAAGAAGGCAAGCCAATGTTGAAGCAACCAAAATTGGCGGTATCACAAGCCAGTAGTTAGCCATGCCTGTTTGCTCACAGATGCCTTCCCACGGGTTTGCGGTTTTTGACACCGGATTTTCAATTCCTATGGCTAACCTGCATCCAACAACTAGCGCATCTTCATACATGGCCCACGCCACCGCGAACCACACTGGAACCATGAACTTGTTCTTTGGAAGCAACCACAAGATCACTCCATACAAAACAAGTCCTTTGACACCTTGCATTACATAGAACAGTGCTCTTTCAATACGCACAGGTTCTGTGTACTGTTGCGACAAAATTGTTGGCATGTAGTGAACTGCTGCCGTTAGTAGCAGTACAACTAAAGTTATACCAACAATTTTGTTGAACTTCACTGCTCTTCGCCTTTGCCGCCGCGAGACATCGGGCGAACCATCTTCGGCAATGGATCAAGTTTGTTAGCGGCAGATCGAAACAATTTAGCCAGCCACAGTTTAAAACCTTGAAACATACATCATCCTTTCTTTAGCAGTTCCACGCTTTCAATGATAGCGCTTTACGAGTTGGCCTACCCTTGTCATCCTTCATCGGCCCAGGCATACCGCCCATGCGAGCGCAAAATGACTTGCGCCGCTTGGCGTCCTTCTCCGTTTTTGGATGCGGAGCAGGAGGCTTCAGGTTCATGCCCTGTGCTTTGGCCGAAGCACGCCCTTTGGCGTTCAATCCGCCCGTCTTACTTTGACCCTCTTTCCGGGTCCAAGCGGGAGACTTGGGCATGTCACACCAGCGTCAGCAGTTGGTCGAGAGTTGCTTGCGTATTGGTGGTGTCTTTGTCAAGGTTTTCCACCATCGCAGCATCGCCACGCGACAAAGCTGCGGCACGCTGGATGGAGTTGAACGTCAGCCTGTTTTGCAGCAGCGTGATAAGTTCTTGAATGCTCATGATATTTCCTTTACGCGTAGAACAATTCACCCACGAGGTCGTTGGCAGTGACTGCCGTGGCGTCCGCGTCAGCAGCGCCCGTAACCATCGTCAGGCCGATACCCGTGGTAAAAGTGATGCCGCCTTCGGAGAAGAATGACGCAACGCCGTTTGGCGGGACACCGATGGTACGAACGACACCAGAGCCTGCTGTCGGGGTAGTGGTCTGATTGTGCAGTTTGACGTAGCGCCACGTTGCCGTGGTGTTTGCGAAGAACCACCCAAAGACCTTGCCCGCAGCGTTCTTGACCAGCGTTGCGTTGGTCGAGCCGGCTGCGACAAAGTGCGTTGCAGTCGTCGCAAGGCCGGCGGCCGACGTGCGGTACTGGACGCCAACATTACCGATCAGGTCCGAGCCGCTGCTCACGGTGACCGAGGGCGAGTTTTGGACTGTAACCGGCGCGGCGGCCGAAACGTCGCCGGAAGGACGCGCCAGCAGTTCCACGCGCTCTCGTGCAAAGTCAAAAATTCGGATGAACGACAGTCGCAGGTCGGTGCGCCGCATTGCCGCGCCGCCGCAGTTGGTAGGTGCTGCGATGGTCCCAAAGTCCGCAGGCAGCGTGCGTTGACCGCTATACGGCAGCACCAGCGTCAGCGTGGTTGTGGCGATGTTGGCGACCTTCCACGGGCCGTCCACGTTTAGCGTGGCCCCCGTGGCGTTGTCCCGCACGCCTATCAGCTCCACCAGATCACCGATCACCGCCGCGCCGACCCAGGTGGCGGAGGCCACCACCGTGAGTTGGCGCGTGCCGTCCACAAGTGTGGTCAGCGCGGCCGAAGCCAGCGCGAGGTTGGGCCCACCAAGCCCGCCAAACCCGATGCCGCCGTTCACTCGCACAACGACGCCACCGTAGCTGGTGATCGTGCCTGCCGTGCCGATGGCGACGGTGAACTGCGTGGCGCTGGGGGTGGAAAGTACCGGGCCGGGGGTTACCAAGTTGGGGAACTCGGTTGCACCCTGCGCTTGGATGCCAAAGACTTGAACGATATCGCCTGTGAACAAGCCGTGCGGCCTGTCCGTGTTGATCGTTGCCGTGGTGGAGCCACTCTTGACCGCGCTTACAATCTGCGCGAGTGGGGTCGGCATCGACTTGTTGTTGGTGGCGCGGATGCGCAGCTTGTAGGTCTCGTTCGGGTCGGGGCAAACCTGAGACCTCATCAGTCGGTTGTTTGAGGCCGTCGTGGCCGAGTCAACCGTACCGTCCGACCACTGCGTGCGGTCGGCCTGAACGACCATCCGAAACTCGTTGGTCGGTGAAAACGAGAAGGTGTAGGGCTGCGCACCCGCAATCTGGATGGAAGCCGTCGTTCCAATGGTGACTGAGTGGTTGCCCCCAACGGTGCCGCTGGGCAGCGCGTCACCAGACTCCGAGCGGATGTAGAGCGAAGCGTTGGTGACCGTCGAGTTTTCAAAGATTATTGAGGCGCCGTTGTTGGCCCGACCCAGGCGCTCACGGAAAAACACGAAACCTAGCGGGCCAACTCTGCCAGAGTCCACCCAGGTCACATCCGTTGTACCCACCGTTGTGACGGTGGCGGACAAGTAGAACGTCTTTTGAGAGTTAGTTGCGCCGCCCTCCACGAACACCGACACCGCGAACAGCGCGCCGGCTACCACCGTCAACTCAGCCGCCGTGTCGTAGTCGGTGGCTCGGGTCAGAATCCAGGGAGTGCCCGCAGAGCCCACCTGCGTCAGGACATAAACGCCGTTGTTGGCGCCCGTCGCCTCGTTGCGCACCAGCAGACGCCCGTTCAGCGGGATGGTCACGCCGTCTTGCGCCGGGAATGCCCCGTTGGCTGAGGCTGTGAGCGTGGCCCCAACACCTGCCGTGCCGTTTGCGTAAACGTTGGCAGGCAGCGCGGCGGTCGTGGACGCGAGAACCGAAGCGGTATATGCCGTCAGGGACGCAATCGTGCCGCCAGGGCCTGCGGTCACGGTAAACTGGTTCGGCGCGGGCACAGACGCCACAACCAAGGACGGGTAGCTCACCCGGCTGTCCAGCACGCCTCGAATGCCGATGCTCTTGCCCACCGACAGGTTGTGCGGCAGCTCGGTAGTGACCGTTAGCGTGGTTGTGGCCTGCTGGATCGCCGTGATAGCCAACTCCGGCACGTCTTCCAACGGTGTGCCAGTGTCCACGATCTCGACCGCGAACGCCTGGCTCAGCGTGCGCTGGCTCATATGCCCGCCGAAGCCCAGTTCGATGGGCATACTGAGTTTAAGGATCGACTCAATTGCCGTCTCGGTGCCAGCAACTAGGGGGTTTTTGCTGACCACAAGATAGCTGGCGGCGGCGGCGTTGCCGTCCACGTACACCAAGTCACCCGTGCCGAGGGATTCAATCCACTTGCCGCCATTGACGGGGTCGTAGGTCTCGAATGCGTCGCGGAACTTGGTGGTGATGTTCTGGGTGCCCGTAGACACTACATGCGCAGCGTCATCCGTAGCCTTCCAAGCAGAAGATCGCCCTGTTGCGCTGTCATATAACGGTGCAAACCCGCTCATACTTTTTTCCTATTTAGAAAAAGGGGCCGAAGCCCCCGTCATCAGTTCTGGAACGTGGTCGGGTTCTGAGCACCGCTAGGATCGCGCTGGACGTACACAACCGTCACAATGAACCGGCCTTGCGTGGTAGCCAACGTGCCAATGGCATTGCGAATAAAGATTGTCGTATCTGCCGCGGTGGAAGTCTGCCATGCCAACTGTGTAGCAGCAGTAGCCGTACCACGGAAACGCCCGCCAGCAGTCGTTGCCACACCCGCCATCAACTCCGAACCACCAGAAGTGGTGCCCACAGAAATCGTGAACGTAGACGTAGCGGTGGGGATAACAATCTGATCCACCACGATGTCATAGATCTGCGAGCCCGCAGGGATGATGAGCGCCGACACATCCACGTTACCAATAGCGGCAGACACATTGCCCGAGTCATACGACTGAGCCAGAGTCACCAAGCCCGTGTTACGCCCCGGAGGGTAGCGGTTCGTGCCTACACGAACCGGACCAGACATAGTAGACCAACCCATGATGTTTCCTCAAATCTGCACCCGCCGTCTCTGAGGAGAAGTCTGCCGAGCCAGTCGGCGGGTTGTTGTGAATCTCGGTTTACATGAGGGTAGCACAGGGGAATGGGGGAGTCAAGCGTAAACAAACACCAAACCAGCAAACTTGCCCTTGGTAATAGGCTTGCCCGCAACAAGCGCCCGCCGCAGGGTAGGCATGGTCATCTGATAGTGCGCAAGCACAGCAGTCAAGCTGTCAAACACTTGACCCGATGTCCGCTCTACCACGCTCTTTCGCATCTTCTGCTTGGACTCTTCGGTGTGTTTCTTGCCAAGGAAGTTTTGGTTGCCTAATGTGCGCTGGCGAATAGCCTCACGCTCGGCATCAGTGCGCTTGTAGCCAAGAGCGTTCTGGTTGCCTTTCAGTGCTTCCGACATTTTCTGCCGCGTCTCCTCTGACGGTATGAAAGCACCGCCTCGACCTTCGGCTATGGCTTGATTGACCTTGGCACTAATTTTTGCTTTGGTTTCTTCTGTGTGCTGCTTGCCTACACGGGGGTGGTTATTGGGGTCTTCAGCGTAAAACGCTTTGAGCGTGGCGGAGATTGCGGCTTTTTGTTCTTCAGCTATTGGAACTTTGTACTTTGGGTTGCTTGCACCAAAACGTCCTCGCATAGGCGCGTCTGGTGAACTGCCAGCGTTATAGCAATAAGCTTTACCGTAGTGCTCAGCCAACCAACGTGCCTCAGCCTCCCAAAGTTTGGTTGCATTCTCAACCACTTCTTGAACTTCAAACTTAAAACAGTCCTCTCCATACTTGTTCCAAGAGGCCTGGAGGTGGCGACAGTGATGCACGCCCTTGCGCAAACGAGAGCGGTGTGTGCGAAACCGTTCGCGTGTGTCAGTGGTGCTTCCGACGTAAAACTTGCCGTTTACGACATTGCGGATCTTGTAGATGACTGGCTCTTTCATGGGATCTCCGTTACACAACATAGGAGCCGTAATAATACGCCATTCACACGACGTGTGTCAACAGGCAAATAAAAAGGCCCCCGAAGGAGCCTCAATCAAACGTAAGTGCTTGATTTACAAGTACTTTTTAGGAGCTTCCGGGGGAGCCGAACATTCCCAAAGGATCAGAACACCCGAAAGAATACCTCTCACGCGCCTTGTACCTGTTGTTACCGGTATCAAAGTCAGCGTCCATGCTAGTGGCAAGCGGCATACGGACAAAGTGCTTCAAGCCGTTGGGAACGTCGGTCTTGATGAACCAGGCGTTCGGATCGGTCAGGAAGTTATTGATGGTATAGCCTTCCGGGATGGAGCCGTTGTTAACAATGGCGTTGATGTCATTGTCGGTGGTTCCTACTCGGAGTTGGGTGCCAAGCAGGCGGGTTGCAACGAAGCTGAGGTTTTGGGGAACGATCAACTTGCGCGGCTTTGCGGCGACCAGCAGGCCCCGTTCGTCGACCCACTGAGCGATCTGGATCACAGCCGCTTCGAGGGACGTTTCGTTCAGGTCTGCCGCCGTAGCGGGCCGGTTAGAGTTGAAGCCGCCAGACACCAGCGGGTGTTGCGTCGAGAACAGAGGCTGACCGTCGCCATACAGAGCAAGCGAAGAGAAGCCGTTGTTCAGGACTGCCGCCGCCTTGATCTGCTTGGTGTACGCCATAGCCCGGGCGAGGGCCTTGGTATACCGCTGAGACAGGCTGTCGTACAGGTTGTCTTCCATCGCCTCTTCGGTGATAGAGAAACCCAGCGCAATGGTCTCGTGGTTATAACGAGCGGTCCAGGCTTCTTGCGCATTGTCATACGCAATAGCTGCACCTTCGTTCTTCACCGGAGCGGCGGAGAAACCAGCAAGCTTGGTCTCCTCTTCAAACGAGCGCTCAGAGGTCTCCGTATCGTAGATCTCCTTGTGCTGTTCGCCGTAGCGCGCATACTCCAAGCCAAACAAAGCATTCAAGCCTGGCAGAAGTTCTTTGAGTAGTTGAGCACGTCCAATAGCCATGATTTACTCCTTAAGCGATGTTGTAGCGATGGACATTGAAGTTGATCTTAGCCAAAACTTCTTGGCTTTGAACCAACACCAACGCGCCAGTAACCGTCACCGTCGAAGCAGTCACCGTCAAGGCCGTGTTGCCCGTCGTCGTTACGGTTGACGCAGCGGTCAGGGACGAGCCCGTAAACTGCAACTGACCAGTGGCCGCGACCAACTGGTACACATCCGTTCCGATGGGAAGAACTTGACCAACCGTCAGACCAGAAACGGTCAGCGTGGTCGTGCCAGTACCGGACACATACGTTGCCGGTGAGCTGACTTGCGATTCCGGCACAAGGCTCAGAATACGCCAGCCTGCGTTAGCAACCGTTGCCGTGGTGCCCACTACGCCCTGAGAACTGTTGCCAGTAGCAACCGAGCCAGTGGTCGTGGAACCGGCAGCGTTCACGCCAACCGCCAACTGAGACATGGAACCGATAGTTTGAACACCAGCGGCAGTCACAACACCCAGACGGAAAACCGTATCGGGGTCATCAACCACCACTGCGCGGATGTCACCAGCCAGCGTGTTCGCAGGATAGAACTGCGAGAACCGCTTTTGCTTGGTCACAGGATCAGTGAACGAACAGCCCACGAACACACCAACAGTAGTGTTGGTAGTGTTGATAGGAGCCGTTGCGATCACCAGAAAACCGGCAGACAAAGTAACGGCGTCACCCGTAAAAATGTTCGTGCCGTAGTTGTAGGCAATCGGGTACTCACGGGTAGAACCCGAGAACACCTGACCACCCAACAGATTTACGGGTTTTGCCCCGTAAGGTGCATCAACAAACGGATATGGCATTTAAGCCTCCTTGATTAAGCTTCGCGTCCGAACTTTGATACCTTCGTTTGATGATGCCTGAACATCGTTGGCATACGAGGGTCGTTCTCGCGCATGAAATTGTTGTCAACCGCACGCATCTCCGCCTCTGCGCGTTCACGCGCTTTGGCATCGTGCATCTCAGTCAACTCCTTTGGTGTTTTGCAAAGCATCAGGCCACCGATTTGAATCGTGTCTGCAAACTTGCCGCTGCCAGCTTCAAACAAGAATACTTCTGGATGGTCACTAGCTTTTACGGGCTCCCAGCCCTGCTGAAGTTTCTGAGAAACATTGGGGGCATCAGAAACCCCAATCGTGCTGAGCCGAATCCATCGCATGGAATAGCCGTCTTCTTCGTTGACATAAGGCAACACAGAAGAGTTGGCCTGAGAAAACCGCTCAACCTTGGCGCGGATCTCTGCAGCGCGAGACTCGGCAGCGCGATTGTCAGAGACCCGAGACTCTGAAGAACGGTTGTCCGCGCCACGAGATTCCGATGCGCGAGACTCAATTTCACGGGGATTACGTTCAGCCATTTTGCTTCCTCATTTCTTCAGCTACCTGCTTAGCATAGAGTTCCAAAGGAACACCAAGCCGCTTGGCGATATGTACTTGTGATTGCGTTAGCACGATCTTTTTAGGCGCTGTGCTTCGCGTGGCGGGGGCTACAACCGATGACTTCTTTTTCTCCGAAGGGAACGCATCCGGGAAAATCTTCCTAATCTCAGCATTGATGCTTTGATAGTATTCATCGCTTGATGTGTCTGCACCGCCTTCTACAAGTTCATTGTGAATTTCCATCGCAACTGCTCTCATCTTGCGGTCTGTAGTAAACCAGGGATTGGCCTTTTGCCACGCTCTGGCTTTCTCATCCACAATAGGTTGAGCAACGCTTGGGGCGGGTTGTACCACAGGTTCTTCTGGTTTTGCAACCTGCGGCCTAAAATTGTTTACACGCTCAGCCTTAATTTTGGCAGCAGTTAGTTCTTCCTGCGCCGCAACCAAAGCATCGGCGTCCCCAGCTTCATAGGCTTGTTTGTATTTGACCTTGGCCTGATCGACCTCGTTAGCAACTACTTTCTTAGCCTGTTCAAGCAGCGCCTGCTGGCCTTGCCCCAAACTGCCTTGGAGTTTCTTGTTCTCCTCAACTAGGTTTTGGGCAAACCGCAGCGCCTCTTCTCGCTCACGCAAAGCCGCCTCTTTAGCGCGGCGCTCCTCGTGATACCCCTTGGAAAAGTGCTGGATGCGCTTCTTTACCCCTTCGGAATACTGTGCGAGTTCGTCTTCAGTTACTTCCGTAGGTGCCTCCTTCATGGGAGGACGGTTGCGGTCTTCCTCAGGCGTATCGTCAACGACCTCGATATTTGTTTCGCCTTCAACCTCAAACTCAATCTTTTCCTCTAATGCAGCCTTTTTTGCTTCTGCTTCATGCGGATTTTTGAGGTTGTAATTTTCATCTACGTCGCTGTAATCATCCATGTTCTACTCCTTATACCCGCTTGATACCACGAGGATCGTCCACGGTAGCCTCAACGCTATCGTCCCAGATAATCCGCCATTCAGTACCGTGAATCTTCAGCCTAGTTCCGCTGTTAGGCCGAACCAAAACAAAGTCACCCACCTTGCATGAAGGCCCATCAGGAAACTTTTTGATGTCCTTGTAGCAATCCGGTCCCATCTTGGCGACAAACAAAACTGGGCTCGTCACTTCTTCAAAGTGCATGGTCTGACCAGCCTTGACCAGCCCGCTTTCATACTCTTCTTCTGCTTTTGGAACCATGCACAAGATATGAAAAGTCTTCGGATCTGGTACTTGTTTGGCTTTTTCAGCATCAGTACCCGGCAAAGTTGTCGTGTTTTTGCCGTCGCTCAGGAGTAGTTCACTCATCGTTTTCCATCTTTCAAGCAGGGGGTTAGAAAAGGGAACCCCCGAAACCCTTTATCCCAAGAACTTATTGCAGTTCCGATTGCCTTTTGACGCATTCCAAGTTTTTGGAACAACTTGGATGTTGTAGTGCTCGCTTGTCCCGCCCTTAGATACAGGAACAATGTGATCAATTTCCCAAGCGCCACCTATCATTAACTGCCGGGTTGCGCAAAGTCTTGCGGCTTCATCAAGCACAAACCTGTCAAACTCGCTTAAGCCCTTCAACGACTGTCGTTTACGTGCTAATTTTTGTTTGTTGTAGTCTGGGTTGGCTGCTGCCCAGGCTCTTGTCCAAGCTCTTCGTTTTTCTACGTTAGCTTTGGCGTACGCTTTTGCAGATGCCGCCCGTCGTTCTTTGTTTGCATGATGTTTCGCTCTGTTTTTTGCGCGTGCCGCTTCAATGTCTGCATGGTACTTTTCTCGCTGCTGTTTGCGAATGGCTTCAGCATTTCTTTCTTTATACGCCCGTACTGAAACCACATTAGATGCGTTTGTGCACGGTTTACATTTGTTTGCCCTACCATCAGCAAAGCGTTTAATTTTAGTAAACGCTTCTAGTGGCTTAGTTTGCAAACACCACTTGCATAACTTATCAGTCATCGTCATTTTCCATGCGCTTGACAAGATCGATTATAAACGCATGAGCACGAGATAACCCTTGTACCTCACCCGTCATGTATTTGTACTCAGGGAAGTCTTTTGCCGCACCTGAGATAAGAGCCTGCGCAATCACATCGCGGCGCTCTTCGATTTCTTGGATAACTACGTCAAACGCAGTAGTCATTCTTTAGCCTTTGGTTTGGAAGCAGAGCGAAGCATCTGCTGTCTGGTTTTGATTGCATCCGATTGAATTTGCTGCCTCATCTTTTGTTGATGTGCCTGCTCCTTGTGTTGAAGTTCTTGTTGCGCCCGGATAGCCTTCAGCCGGGGATCTTCACCTTGCCCCTTTTGGGCTTCAAGCGCCAGTCGGGCCTGCTCAAGTTGAAGTTTGCCTTGAGCAATTTGGAAGTCCATCTGGTCGTTCTGCGACTTGCGCTCCATCTCAGCTTGCTTCAACTGAAGCTCTGCTTGAGCCATTTGGATCGTTGGATCTTGCGCCTGCTGCTGGGCCTGCATCTGCGCGGCCATCGCTTGGTTTTGAACCATCGTCCTCTGAGCCGCAGCGGCAATCAGCGGAGCCAACGCCTTCTCATCTTCTGGCGCAATGGGAGCGTTGTTTTCTTGATCCAGCACCGGCAAGGGAACTCCCAGTGCCATCTCTACCTGTGCTCGATAAGCAAACGCAGCATGTTCTGCAATGTGAGCCATGAGTGCAGCCATCATGCCTTGAGCCATTGGGTTCTGCCCAACCGTCGCGGCAATTTTTGGATCTTGCATGAACGCTTGATGCGTCAGCAAGTGCGCCTCATGATCTTGATAAGCAAAAGCCTTGATCGGCTTGCCTCTCAAAACATTCATGTTTTCAGTCACAGGATCTTGCGGCTTTTCATCCCCGGGCAAAGCCACCAATTTTTCCGCATTCTTGATACCAAGAACTTCCAGCATCTGCCGGTGAAGTTGTGGTAAGTCGTAGATTTGCGGAGCACTTTGGGCAAGTTGAATAGCAGCTTGGTACTGCATGATCCGCTGCGCCATCGTGGCGGCATTTGGATCGCTGACAGGAATTACCTCTACCGTGTCGTAGTCAGCCCGCTTGACCGCCCGGTCACCACCTTCAGGGGTGTATGAATACTCATCCGGCAAGAAATCTCTGATGATTCCCTTCAGAAGTTTGAACTCCATCCGAAGCGAGGCATGAACCCGCGCCTGAACAGCACTCATGGTCTTGAGTTGCCGCTCCAAAATTGCCAGCGTAGTCCCCACCGGGGCCTGTGCGCTCATGTCGCTAATTTTTAGATCAGCAATAGCCGCCAGCCTTCGACCGTCCTCAGTAATTTTCTCAAGCAGCGCCGCCAGAACCTGACTCGGCTCCTTGTACGGCAAGGGCATGATGTTGTCCCTAACCGCACCGGACGGAACATCTACATCCCTGAACTCACCCGGCGCAATCGGCGTGTCGTCTCCCTTAATCCTTAAACCACGAGACTTTAAACCACCCGGCAGGTTAGACAGCGTACCCGCATCTACAAGTTGGCGAATGATGGAAGTGCCAGCCCGAGCATAACCACCAATAATGTGGATATAACCCAGGCCATAAGCACCAAACCCCGGTATGTAGGTGTATTGAACGAAGTGCTGTCGCTTGAGTTTTTTCTTGTCCGTCTCTTCCCAATTCCTGCGGATTGCAAGAACTTCCTGAGTACCACGTTCAATAGTAACAATGTAGGGAATCGGAATCTCATCTTCGTACCCTTTCAAGTCCAAATCAACATGGATCTCCATCACCTGATAGCGATCGTCATCCGTTAAGGAATAACCCTGCTCTTCAGCCTTTTTCTTCTCAATATCAGAAAAAATGTGAGTAGGCTCACCAAGTTCTATATCCTTGTAGAACCCGGCTACCTGGAGTTTCTTGATTTCGTTCTCCGTCTTGCGCATCACATGGGTTACGCGCTCGGCGGTGTACACATTTGACGCCCCATAGGGCATGATCAGGTCTTCTGCAGGGATGAACGGCGCAGCCGGCAGTTCTGTATTCGGGTTTGGGTAGATTTTCTTGAACGCCGACCCGGAAAGCCCCAGCGAATACAGCATCCGCTCGTGTTCTGAGCGATAGTCAATCATCTTTTCAGTAAGCATGTAGTTCATGTCATCCCTGACACGATCTGCTGCTTCTTCTTTGAGCTTATCTATCGCTCCAATGATCTGAGTCTTCACCGGGCCTTGTGCCGGGAAGGTTTCAGTGATCATTTCCGACTGAAACCTGATCGCAGCTTCGGTCAAAAGAGGTGAATAAACCCCGCAAGCCCCGGACCACGGCTCAGTCCGCTCTTCATACTTCATGCCAAGGACTTCCAGGCCCTTGACAAACATGTCTGTCCAGTCTTTTCGGCTGTTAATGTCCGATTCAACCAAGTCAATCAGTTCAGAGGCCAACTCTTCTAGATCCGCCTCGTCCATGTACTCAGCAAGATTGGCATCAAACTCTTCAGTCGTCTCAGTTTCTGGCTCAAGTTCAATCTCAACGCCGTCAATCCCAATTTTTACGCTCTCAGGATCTTCAATTTCAATCTCAATCGCCGGTTCTTCGGTCATCAACCCCATGTCAAGGGGTGTTGTCGTGGATGCAAAATTTGCTGACATGCTGAATCCTCAGTAAAACGCTACTTTACGCCTGAAAGACCGAACTTCGTCTTGTTCGTCTGTTTGTAGACGCAAGAAACCACCCTGCCGGAAGCGGATCAGGGCCTGAACTGCGCTATCGACATCATCGTCGTGCGGGGCATTCGGGAAAGCGGCCATGTTTTCGATGAGTTCTCTAGCCCACCGGGTATCTGGAGCCCACACTTTACCTGATTGGAACAGATCTGCCACAGAATTAATACGGGCAAACTTGTCGTTTCCACGGCTAGGGGTGTATTCAGATACCGGAATGCCCATTTTTCTAAGCTCAAAGATCAAAGGAGCCCCTGCAGCCTTTGCTTCTACTATACAAGCATCAGGCTCCCACTCTCTATAAAGAGACAATGCCTTCTCTTTTAGTTCAGGAAACTCCATCCGCCGCTGAAAACAGTCCAACAAGATGATGTTGACGTCATTCTCGTTCTCATTCATGTGAAACACACCCCACGTAGTACACGCAGAGTAGTCGTTTCTTTCTCCCTTGGTAAAAGCAGTGTCCCAAGACTGGATGATGAACTCACATGAAGGAGGCTTCTCCCGGTCCCAAATTTTCCACCACTCCCGTTTAACAATCGCGCCTTCTTCAGCGGTGGGATTTTGCTGGTACTGAGCGTTCCACTTACCCTGTGGGAGTTCTTCTCTTAGAGCAGACAGTTCCTCAAGCGACCAAAACTCAGGCCATAAGGGTTTACCCGAAGGCATGATCGCCGGAAGTTCAATGACTTCCCACTGATCTTCCTTACCCAACTCGCCAGCGGTCTTTAGTATCCTGCCTGTTAAGTCCGACTTCGCCCATCTGGTCATTACTACTACTATGGCCCCACCCGGCTGGAGACGCTGACGCGGGCCAGATGAGTACCATTCAAACACGGAGTCATAGACTTCCGGCCTACCAGCGGCTAAAGCAGCCTCTTGTTCCGAGTGCGGATCGTCAATGATAAGAAGGTCCGCGCCCTTACCCGTCATCGTTCCACCAACACCAATAGCAAAGTATTCGCCGTTCTTATTAGTAGCCCACCGACCCGCAGACTTGGAGTCTTGTCTTAAAGCAACACTAGGAAAAATTCTTGCGTACTCCTCAGACCCAACCAAGTTACGAACTTGCCGCCCAAAATTCACCGCCAGATCCGCAGTGTTGGATGCTTGAATGATTTTTTTGTCGGGAAATTTTCCAAGAAACCAACTAGGCAGCAAGTACGAAGCAAATTGGCTCTTTGTGTGCCGAGGCCCGAGATTGATGATCAGCCTCTTTAACTTCCCTTCCGCAATCTCCTCAAACTTCTTAGCCATCACCGCATGATGCCGGCCATGAATAAACCCCGGCCACATCTTTTTTACATACGCCATGAAGCTCTTCTGACACTTCTCCCTTTCCAAAGCGTCTTTGTAATCTTGTACCTGCTGTAACAGCTTCTCCTGATCCGCAGGAGACAGGCTCGCTACTAGATCATCCAGCTTCATTGTTTGACTGAAACTCCATTCGCCATTTTGCAATCGAGATGTTTCGTTTTACATCAAGCAACTGATCATCAGGCCAAAACTCAGGCCACGTAGAAGAACCATCACTCTTCATAGCAGGTATTTTTACAACCTCCCACCCGCCAAGTTCTTCAAGTCGCGCCGTCAAGTCATACTCAGAACTCCTGCTCATCACAACAACCATAGCGCCCGCAGGTTTTAGTCTGCACATCGCATTGTCATTAAACCAATCAAAGGCACTTTGACAGTCACGCTCTTTAACAAATCTTTTTTCGTGCGGATCATCAACAATGTACAAGTCAGCCGCATACCCACAAACCGCGCCACCAACATTAGTAGCTACAGTTTTTCCATGCTGAGGAAACACCTGAGCGTATTTCTGTGACTCCATCAACTTGTCAACGCGCTGCTTAAAATTTACAGCCAGATCCCTATAGCCAGCCGCTTGGATCACCTGCTTCTCAGGAAACCGGCCAAGGAACCAGCTAGGCAACAAGTACGAAGCAAACATCGACTTCGTAAACCGAGGCGGCACGTTTAGAACCAGCCTCTTTATCTTCCCGTCAGCGACCTCTTCAAACTTCTGCGCCATCAACTCATGGTGCGGCCCACAAATAAACTCCGGCCACATCTCATTTACATAGTCCAAAAACTTGTCCATCTCTTCTCCTTTACGTTACTCCATGTTACGGAATGAGATGTAAGTCGGCCGCACAGACCTCCCCATCCCTTCAACCCTCTTCAAAGCACCTAGCTTCACCAACCTATCCACAATTTTCTTCGTACTCCCCAGCCCAGGCTTACCCCTCAACTCACATATGTTTCTCAAACTAGGCCCGTACCCAAACCGGCACCACCACACATCTATAGCCAAAAACACTTCCTTCTGAGCCTCAGTCATCCCCATCTCCAATACCTCCTCCTTGGACCCATACACCTTCCTCAGAGGACTCTGCAATACCTTCTTCGTGCGCCACTTCTTGACCGGCTTTTCACACTTTTCCATTACAAATCAACAACTTAGCGCACACTCTTAAAGCATCACTTCACTTCCGTTAATTTTAACGGTCGCCAACTTTTCACCCACCTAACAACTCACGTTTTCCAAAAAGTCCTTACAAATCATAGACTTAGCCACGGTTCTTAAAGTACTTTATGTCATCCGTTAATTTTAACGGCACCCAAATTTGCTCCCAAAATTTTTGCTACCCCCCCGCCACTTTTGTTTAGACCGACTACCGGGGGGTGTTTCCAGATCAAGGGCTGGGGTCTGGTGAGGAGCGTTAATTTTTACGGCGTTCATTGGGGCTAGGAGTCGTTGGTGTGGAATGGGGCGTTTGAGTGGAATGAGGGATGGTTTGTGTGGAATAGTATGTTCAAGGCAGCGGGACTCCTACTCACACAATGGGGTGGTCCGGGTGAGGTGGGGTCTCGGTGCTGGGCTCTGTGGTTCCATCGGGCGCAGCGTTAATATTGTCGGCAGACTCAGCGTTAATATTGTCGGCACCGTTAATATTGTCGCTAAGCTCGCGCAGCAGGCTGTCAGCGTCAGCCTCGATAACCGTGGCATCTTGTGCCTGAGCCGTCAGCAGTGTGCGAAGCTCAGCCATAACTTTGGCCCGTGCATCATCGGAGGATGTAATACTCCTCACTTCCTTGCGCTCGGTAAATGCTGCGACCTCGGTAACTGTGCCGAGGGTTTTAAGTGCTTGGACCTTAACGGCGTCCTTAGTATCTGCATCTAGTGCTACTTGGACTAGGCCTTGGATGACTAAAGAGCGCAGCGCGGCAGGGGTTCTGTGTTTCTCCGCCTCTATTGCCAGGGCATAGGCGTCTATCTCTCTCTGTATCCTCTCGTCCCTCATAAGCTCGTATGGTTTGCTTGCCATTGTGTACTTACTTGTTACGTCATAAGCGGCTCTGTAGGCGTCTGCTTTGGTTGCGCCTTTGGCTACTTCGTGGGCGAAGCGTCTTTGTTTTGGAGTGAGTGCTCCGGAGACTTGCCTACCGAGAATGTGCTCTATTGGAGTTTCCTTAGCTGCTTTCTCTAATGCTTTGCGAGACAGTTTCATAGGGAGACTTTGTACTGGGGTTCTATACAGTATAGGGGAACGGATGGGGAAAGCAAGGAACTGCTGCATGCTGCGCATGCTGCGGGCGGTCTCCGGACCCGCACCAGGGCTCACACTGTACGTTTATACATGAGGGAAAGTCCCTAGTGACAAGGGCCGTGCAAGGGCCGACACTCTCGCCATGCGCTCCATGTCGGGGCGATCAACCAGGAGACCAAAATGACCACAATTGCCCGCTACACAACGTCCTTCGGCCTCTCGGGATGCTACCTTCCCGATGACCACGGCTCAGCCGTGGAGTTCACTCGCAGGCGTGACCTTGCCGAGTTCATCCGCGACGAACTACGCATGTATGACATGCCAGCTTCGTTGTTCCGTGACGTGCGAATCAATCGGCTGTGGTCGGTCATCAAGTCTAAGGGCAGTAGCTGCGCACACTTTCGCCTGTGTCACAAGGGTTACGAGCTGGCCTTCCACGGGTTGACCGAGGACGAATACCTGCAGCAAAGCGAGGACTGACGCATCCGTCTAGGGGCTCGCCGGCCCCTATGGGATGCGCCACCGGCCATCGAATCAATCAGGAGAAACACACAATGGACAAATCCGCACTGCTGCACGCCTTGCGTGCTTTCGTCGCCCAGCGACCCGGCATCGAGCCCGGAAACTACGGCTCATTGGCCGACTACCGGCAAGAATCCCGCGAAGTGACACAAGACCGCCACCACGCCGAGACCATGATCCGACACTGCGAGCTTTCCGGGATCACTGCAGATCAGATCATCGCGCAAGCCCGGAACCGGCTCACGATTGAGAACGGGCGGATCGACTACTGCACCGGCCAATACTTCCCGACGGAGTACCGCAAGGCTGTGTGTCTCCTGCTGGCGAATGCCCTTTGGGACTACTGGCGCGAGCCCGAAAGCACGGGCGACAGTATCAGGGCTACTGCTAGACGTGCATTCCCGCGTGCCATTGCGTCGCGGTACTTCGCATGACCACCGACGATATCGGACTAATCATCATCTCCCTGCTTGCGCTGATTCTGGTGCTGCTGGGCATCATTTAACTGCTGCGCGCCCTGCGCGCTGGAAGGATTGACCTATGACACATTGGGAAACTGCACATACTGAAGCCCGCGACGGGTTCGAGATTGTCCTATCCGTCGCCCCGGAAGACATGCCCCCGGATTGGGACGAAACCGAGGAGGAGCGCGCCGAGACACTGCGAAAGATCAACGATGGCGTGTGGGCCTATTTTGTGGCCCGTGTGGAAGCCCGGAAGGAAGGGATCACGCTGGGAACTGCATACCTCGGTGGATGCTGCTATGACAGCGTGCGCCAATTTGTAAAGGAGGGGGATTACTACGGGGACATGGTCAACGAGGCCTTGGACGAAGCCCGGCAGGTTATCGCAAAGCTAACGGCTTGACCGGCACCTATAGCCCCTGCTGGGGGGCTATGGGGGCATGTTGCCCGACAGGAGATTGACCTATGAAAGTCGTTTTCAGCACCTTGTTCGACCTTTGCGCCGACAGTCGCGGACTGCGGGAATTGCCGAGTGGCACAACCCCGCACAACCCGGCAGAAACCCGCCTTGTTCTCAGAAACGCGGAAATTGATTCTCGGTTTGATTTTGACGTGTCCGACCAAGTGGCCCGACTGGCGACGGACCAAAATAGCGCGGGACTGCTCGCACTACTGCAGTCCGAGTTGCACCCCTCTGGCCGCGCAAGAGAATCGAAATGGGTTTAAGGCCATGAATCCAATCATGATCCCCTGCCTTGACCCTGACCGGCCCCTCACCCGCGAAGAGCTGGCCGACGAAACCCTTTCCGCCAAGCGACTCGCAGTGCGCAGTCGCGACAACCCCGACGGGCTGCTGCCGCCGGACCCGTCAGCAGCGCCAGGTGCCTCAGCACCAGCCACCACCGCGCAGACGTGGCCAAAGGTCACGCATCTGGTCGGGGACGAGGTGCTGGTGGAGGATTCAGAGGGTTGGAGGCTCTGGCTCGCCCAACTTCCAACGCCTGAAGCCGGAAACGACCAAGACGACACGGAAAGTCTGCCGCAGCGCCAGGTCTATTTGACGCTGCACGACCCGGCAGGCGAGACCGTTTTTGCTTGCATTGGGCTCAGCGGTGATGCCCATGGCGACTACCTGGTATGGGCCTCCAATGAGGGGTTCGAGGTGGGCGATGCGACGGCTTTTGTGCGCAGAGTCGAGCGCCTGGTGGAGGCCGCCGAAGCTGCCGCCGATCGCAAGGCTTCGTCGCGCGACGAGGTGCGCACGTAGAGCACCTGGAGGTTGCCCTGCGCTGGGCTCTTGAGCAAGTTGAGGATGACCTAGACCTAGACCACCAAGCTGCCCTAGAGGATGCTTGGTCCCTTTTGGAGGACTGACCCCTATGCTGTATCTGAACATCCCCCCTGACTGCGCCGGCTATCCTGCCGCAGCTTTCACTCAGGACGGGCAAATCTTGATTGCCGGACCGCGTGAGGAATGCGAGCAGGTCGCCCGCGACAATTCTGGCCTGTACTGCTGGGTCGACCGGGGCCGTCCCGTCATTCGGCGAGACTTTTCCAACCAGGAGGACTGACCTATGGCTTACCGACTTTCCACCTTCGGCGCGGATCGCAGAGGATTCATAGTCATTGAGTGCCGCCACGGTGTTGCAGCCAAGGGCGAACCTTCGACCGTTTACCGCGTCAAAGTTTTTTCCAATCAACCCGCCCGCGATGCCTATCTGGCAAAACGTGGCTATGTCTAAGGACTGACCTATGACTGACGTTACAAAACGCACCCCCGGCAAGTGGGTAGCTCAGACCATGGAATACCATGATGGAAGATACATGATCCACGTGGTAGACGAAAACGATATCCACCTCGCCACGATGACTCACCGGATAGGCCCGCCCGGCTTTGATAGGCGGAGCAGAGAAGAAGTTACGGCAAACGCCGTGATCATGGCGCTGGCCCCGGCACTTTATGAAAACGTGCTTTGGGCTATCTCCGAACTTGAAGCACTTGATGAGGCGACAGCCAACATTGTTGCTGAAACTTTGCGCTCGGCCTTAACCGTATCCGAGGACTGACCTATGATTTACTCAACCACTGCCCGCTGCGCCCGCTGGGGCGCTGAAAAGGGAGCACGCCGTGTCTCAGGACTGACCCGCGCCGAACGCGAAGCCGTCCGCGCTGGCGAGGAAGTGCGGTTTAAGGGTTGTCCCGAAGTTGACGGCACCGATGAGAGGCGCATAATTTTTACGGGCGGGAGGTTCTTTGCCCGTATGCCGAAGGAGGGAACATGAATTTCCGCCTCACAGGACAGTTCCGGCACCGTCTGCATTCGTCAGTCTTCGGCAAGATGATGCTTGTTCTTATAGTGGAGGAGGCTTATGACGACGGGCCTCCCGATGGTCACGGACTGCCGGAGTACCTCTCCGGTAAACGCTGGAGGGACGCCACGGTGGAAGACCTTGCTTTCCAATTTTCACCACATCAAAGGAGTAACTCATGAGCACCATCACAATCGAACAACAAACCGCCATCGCTGCAAAGCTGGCATCCATGCACTTGCCATCGGGCCTGGGCGATGAAGAATCGGCATGCTCCATCGCGGCAATAAATCTCGCTTTGACCGGGAAGTTGACCGACGACATCCCGGACTGCATGTCCGAAGTGATCGGCAAGTGGATCATCAAAGTACAAGATTCCATGCCCGACGACATGCGGAACTCCGAACGATGGAAACAACTGCTACCACGCGCAGCGGGTACAGGGCGGGCGAAGGAAAAGGAACGCCTCGCCATAATTTTGGAT